GTTGATGATTGGTTAAAACAACAAATTAGAAAAGGTATAAACATAATTGATTATGTTTTACAAAACAATGTAGGTGAGTGGGAACTATATTATACAGGACATTTACACAAAGACATCCTAAATAACTTTCCAGGCAGAACCAGTAAAAAGATATTTAAAGGTTATAGAGAACTTTTAGATAATAACAAACTTGTGTTTACTCAAAAGAAGTTTGAAGAACACGGTTACGAATACTATGTAAAGAAAGGTATATAATGAAACTATTGAAAAAACACAAAGACATATTACAAGAGGTTGTAAAGGGTAAAGGCTATTGGAAAACTGCTACAGTACCTAAAAGTCATAGTGAAAAAATACTAGATGACCTTGTTAAATTATACTTACAAGAATTGATTGTATTTAATAGAGAATATGATGTACCATCATTTGGTCCTAGTAGTGAACATAAAGTAAGATATAAATGGTATGTTGTTACTATGAATAAAAAGAAAACTTTAAAAGACTTGAAAAAGGTAATTAAAGATGGTAAAATTTAAAGTTTTTATTAAAACAATGATGTTTGTTGTAGTAGTTACAGCAATGTCATTTGTATGGTACGGATATACACTTGATGGTAAACAAAGGGCAGAAGCTGCTGTACCATCGTTGCCTGACTTTGAACATGATAGTAATCAATTGTTTATAGATAATGTTAAAATGTGTGTTGAGTATATTCATTTTTACAATGATATTAATAGAGTCAATTTAGAACTATTAGTAGCACAGGCAGCTCTAGAGTCTGGTTGGGGAACAAGTAGATTTGCCAGAGAAGGTAAAAACCTATTTGGTATTCGTACATATGATTTAAGAGAGCCTCATATGTTGCCTTGGAAAGATAAACCAAAAAAATGGGGTGTTAAAGTATTTAAACATGAGTGTGATAGTGTTTTACATTATACTAAAACTTTAAACAATCACCATGCCTATCAAGGTTATAGACAAATGAGAGAAGAAGGTATTGATAATCCATACATGTTGATAGAAACACTGGATGCATATGCGAGTGATGAAAATTACGTTGTCAAAATAAAAAGTATCCTTACAAAAATAAGAGAGGAGTATAATTAATGACATTAGAACATGGATTAATTTTAGGTATATTTGGTATCTTATTAACAATTGTAGGCATGATGATTGCTTATATTATTGGATATCAAGCAACAAAACCAAAACCAAAAAAAGAACTAAATGCTTTAGATGAATTACTTAGAAGACATAAAAAGAAAAAAACTTTTAATCACTATAGGGGAAAATAGTATGAATAAAAAAATGACACGTAAGATAGACATAACCGATTACCAAGATATAGCAGATTGTATTCGTAGTGATCAAGTGCCAGCTAGTGAAATAGTTGAGATATTTACGGACAAACAGTTTTATAAGTGGTACAAAAAGAAGTATTTAAAGGGATAATTAATGCTTGACTTTAATGCCAAATTAATATATAATATATACTATGATTACAATTGATGATATAAAAAGACTAAAAGATCCAGAAAAACTTAAAAAACATAGATTAGAAAACTTGGCAAAGGCATGTGCTGATGCTACTTCAGACGAAATGAAGTCTATGTGGTATAATAAGTTGATGAATTTGGCAGATGAATATAATATGAAAGATTACGTAATGAGAAAGTTGGTACATTAATGAATATTATAAACAATATCATTAAAACATTTTTAATATTAGCTGCTGTATATACAGTTTATTCAATTAATGTTATAAATCAAAATATAAAAGAGTCTGAAACAAAAGTAAAACGTAGTTTGATTATGCTAGAAGATAAAATGCTTGATGTAAAAGTAGAAAGTACAGTTGATAATTCATTTATTGATGAAAAACTAAATGATGTAAAAAAAGAATTAGGTAGTATAGACTATGATTTATCAATGCATATGAAACGATTAAAAAATGATTTAATTATTTTATATAAAAAATTAGATAACGTTGAAAACAAATTAAATAAACAAACAAAATATGAAAAGGCTGTATATTAGGGAGGTACAATGAATATATTTTATGTTGACAAAGATCCAGTAAAAGCTGCTAAAATGCTTTTAGATAAACATGTGGTCAAAATGATACTTGAGTCTGCTCAAATGTTGTGTACTGCTAAACGTGTACTTGACGGTACAGAATATATGGCAAAAACAAAGAATGGTAGAAATATTAAAAGATGGCGACTTGATAACTCAAATGAAGAAGCGATCATTTACAAGGCAGGTTGGTTAAATCATCCATCTACACAATGGGTATTACAATCAGCATACAATTACATATGGTTATATAAACATATGATGGCACTTAACGAAGAATACAAGTTAAGATACAATCATACAAAGGACCATTTAACTATTCAAAAACTAGGTGATATACTTAAACACCCACCTGAAAACGCTAAAGTTGATGTGATTGGTACAGACGCTACACCAGCAATGCCAGACGAATGTAAAATACCTGGTGATGTAGTTGCGTCTTATCGTAAGTACTATATAATGAAAAAACAAAGATTTGCTACATGGAAATCACCTGCTAAAATGCCAGAGTGGTTTGCTGAAGGAATAAAACAACAAAACGCCAGATAAATATGATAAGATACGAAGTTGTTGATAAAGATGATAAAAGAGTTGCGTTATGTAATAGTAAAAGACTTGCAGAAAGTTATAAAAAAACAACTCCAAATAGTAAAATTATAATTGTAAAGGGAGTGATAGATGAAAAGAAAAAAGAAAACAGAGCGACCTAAAATATATGAAAGAAATCCTATCACAGGTGTGATAAGATGGAGATATATAAATGAGTCACCAGATAAATTTGGTTGGCCAAACTACGGTAGAATTTTAAAGGATAAATAAACATATGAATGAAATAATAAATTTTATACAAAACAATATTAACTTTTTAAATAACGTACAAAGTTATCATTGGCAAACAAAATCATATTCTGAACACGAAGCATTAGGTGAGTACTATACAAAATTTAATGAACTCAATGACCGATTTGTTGAAACATGGCAAGGTAAACATGATAAGAGAATTAATTTTAGTGCTGAGTTAAGACCAGGTATAAAAAATTATGCTGATGTAGATATTGTAAAAAAAGAAGTTGTTGAACAATCAAATATAATTGCTAACATGTCAAAAGATATAGTGGGACAAATTGATTTAGAAAGTATTTTAGAAGATATGCTTGAAGCTACAAGTCAACTATATTATCATCTATCCCTAAAATAATGCCATTATATACTTTTAAAAATACTAAGACAGGTAAAACATTTACCGATATGATGAGTATTGCTGAAATGGAAAAATACTTAGAAAAAAATAAACATATCAAACAACAACTGACCAGTTTAAATATTGTTGGTGGTGTAAGTGGTATGAGTTATAGAACCGATGGTGGTTGGAAAGATAATTTAAGCAGAATTGCCGAAGCACATCCTAACAGTCCTTTAGCACAACAACATAGAAAAAGATCAGTAAAAGAAGTTAAAACCGAACAAGCAGTTAAAAAATACAAGGCTAGACGAAGTGCAAAAAATAAATAATATAGTACAGAGCGAGCAACTGAAACGCAACGGTCGTATACCTGAGTCGAATAGGTCAATCCGCTCATTGTACAAACCTCATAACGGTGGGTTATTCTGCTTGAATAACCTACCCACAACTATTAAGGAGATTAATCATGGCAGATATACCTGATTTTATGAGAGAGTTTGATACGGATGTTGACTTTGGTTTTACTCCCGTATCATCTAAACCAGCTGAAGAAACACAACCCAGCATTGATCCGAGTGTTATAGAAAATTCAAATTTAGAACTAGCAAAAATTAAATCAGACGTTTCTGATATTAAATCTGCTATGAGTGAAATTATGCAGATTGTTGCTGAAAAAGATACAGTAACAAAAGAGATACAGGACGCTGATACTACAGCAAGATTTAAAGAAATTGAAAAGATTATGTTACCATTTTTATATAATCTTTCAAAGTCCAATGAACCTTACATACATTGGCCAAATAGAGGACCAATTATCAAGGCACAAATGGACAAATTGTTAAAACTAACAAGGGAGTAAATTATGTTAGAAGTGAAAGCTCACCACAAAGAACTTAAACGAGCGGTGAATGAAGTTGAAGACAAAAGAAAAACTGATAGATCAAACAAACTATGGTATGATCTAAGAACCTTGAAGAAAATTAAATTAAAAGCAAAGGAAAAACTAAATGCAACTAAGCAAAAACTTTTCGCTTAAAGAACTTACTGCTTCACAAACAGCAGATAGACATGGTATTAGTAATAATCCAAGCGAAGATCATATGGATAACTTAAAAAAACTTTGTGACAATGTTCTACAAAAAGTTAGAGATCATTATGGCAAAGTAGTATCTGTATCATCAGGATATAGAAGTCCTGAACTATGTTTAAAAATAGGTTCAAGTGCAAAATCACAACACGCAAAAGGCCAAGCCGCTGACTTCGAAATCTTTGGTGTGGCAAATGCTGAACTGGCAAAATATATTATTGATAACCTAGATTTTGATCAGCTAATATTAGAGTTTCATAATCCAGATGAACCTAATAGTGGTTGGATTCATTGTTCATATAAGAATGCTGATGACAACAGAAAACAAGTATTAAGAGCATACAGAAATGATGATGGTAAGACGGTATATGAACCGTACGATCCCAGCTGAGCGTTTGAACGTCTTAATAATGACAAAAAAATAGAACAAGACAAGATTATAGATCAATATATGCAGAAAGGTATATAGGTGCTTGACCAATCTTGTATTTTGTGATACAATGAATATATAATAATAATAAGGAAGGTATATAATGACATTTAATCATGTAAAACTTGACGAATCTGTTCTACCTAAGAATTTAGGTAAAAAAGGTTTAAATCAAAACGGAATAAGAATCTATCAAATTGACGGCATTAATATGCCTTCCGTAACATCAATTCTAGGACAGATACCCGAAAAACAAGTAGGCATACAGGCATGGAGAAATGCAGTTGGTGAGAAAATGGCTAACTATATTTCAACAACTGCTATCAATAGAGGTAAAACAACACACACATTAATAGAAAATCATTTAAACAATGAAGATGATAAATCTATAGGTATAACTGCTGTTACACCATTAGGTTTGTTTAGAATTGTAAAACCATATCTAGCAAGAATAGAAAATATCCATATGCTAGAAGAAATTATTTACTCAAAAGAAATAAATGTTGCAGGACAAGTTGATTGTATTGCTGAGTATAAAGGCAAATTATCTGTAGTTGATTTTAAAACCTCAACAAAAAGACGTGATGCAGACTATAACTACGCTAATTTTTTACAATGTTCTGCCTATGCTAAAATGTTTGAAGAATTATATCCAAACAAAAAGATTGAACAAACAGTTATATTGGCCACATGTGAAGATGGTTTTGTACAAGAATGGATACATGGTGAAGATAAAATCAAAGAACACCAAGAGTTATTTTATAAACACACTAAAGACTTTTTTGACAGAAATAATATAAATAGTTAATAAAGAGTCAATAGTCGAATTAATTAAAAAGGTGATTTAGTATATCCTACT